ATTAGGTCCTGGTTCGTATATGACATCGGGCTCTCGAAGAGCTTCGACACCATCCACGTGGAGTCGGCCTTTTGGGCCGCTCCTGGACCCGGACCCATGTGTTCCCGGATAGTCTCCAGATCAAAGCAACCAGACTCGTCAGGTTGTAAGGTCTTAAGCAGATTGTCTTTGAAGTAATCGTAGAACACTGATTCGACCTCTGACGAAGCACTAAAGTCCCAAGGTAAGTCTGACATGCCCGCGTTAATAGCCTGGAATTTCACCAGTGCAGCAGCGTCTGCATGCTTCGAATTACCGAGAGGACACAGCTTCTTATAGAAGCTGCTAGCCAAGGAGCGGATGCTAACGGCTCGAGCGTCCATATCACTATAGACGCCCAAATCATCACCATCCTGTAACCCCAAATCTGAAAGGAGAAGAGCATATAAGCTCGCGTAATCACGCATTGCAGTATCCTCTTAGTGTATGACGCACCTTCAGCCTCACGGCGGAAGGGACTCTGTCGACGACGTCTGTTAAAGGACGCCGGTGATGGTCGTTGACCCGATTCCATCGGAGATCTGCGTGAGCAGTCCGATGTGTGCGGAAATCATTGCGCGGACACTGAGTGGGTCAGCGAGATCGGTGCCTGCCGGGATGGCAAGCTCCGTCTTGATCAGCCCGGTCTTGTAAGACTGGCCAACCAGGGGCAGGAGCCCCTTCCGAGTAATGACCTTGTAGTCATTCATCGGCACTGACTTGAGGACACCGGTTACCGGGTTCACGGGTGCCAGGGTTTTCAGAACCTTGGGTCGGAACATAGAGAGAGTAAACGGAGCAGCAACCGAATGTGCGAGCACACCGGTTTGCGTGCCTCCAAGCGCGCTGACGTAATACTGCTTTCCATTCGCGTCCGGGGCATTGTCTGCCGCGATCGTATAGGTTGGCGATGTCAGACCCGTTTGGGTTGCCCCCGTTACAGGGGACGTTGGTGCAAAAGCCATAAAGGGCTCCTAAGGGGTAGACTGTCAGGTCGTGAGACCGTGAGTCAAGGTTAAGTCAGCCATAAAGCCGACGAATGTGGTCGTTTTGACAATAGAACCGCTGCCATATTAGCGAGCTGCCCCCATTTATCCGGAAGCCGGATATAAAGAGGCGGCACGCCTAAAGTAAGCGGAATTGTCCGTTCGACCGTTGTCCGAACCTGCTTCCATGAACCGCCCGAGGTCCCGGTAACTGATGTACCTAACCAACTACCGACGTTAAATCCTGCCTTTGTTGCCGCAGCATCCAATACAGCCACCGACTTGTATTCCG